GGACGCCAAGCGGAAGTATCCAAAATGCGTCCCACTTGCAAAAGCCACACGGATGACCGACTCGCAAAGGGCGAGTGCTGTCAGACGAAAAAGAGCAGCAGGTAATACAGGACCTAAACCTACAAACGTAAAAACATTTACTAAAAGAGATAGAAAAGCAGAGGGTGGATCTGTAGGTAATTCTATGATAAGACAAGCACAAAGAGATTACAAAGGAACTTACATTTCTGGAGATTTAGGTGGTGTTAAAGTTGGTAATCCAAGTTATAAAAAGTATTATAAAGGAATGTTATAATGAGAAGACAGGATAGAATGCCTGCAAGAAACAAAAAAAACTTCAGATCTACGAAGTCTGGGGCAGGAATGACAAGAGCGGGTGTTGCTGCTTACAGAAGAATGAACCCTGGCTCAAAACTAAAAACAGCCGTGACGGGTAAAGTAAAACCTGGATCTAAAGCTGCGAAGAGACGTAAGTCCTTCTGCGCGAGAAGCGCCGGTCAAATGAAAAAATTTCCGAAAGCTGCAAAGAATCCTAATTCTAGACTACGTCAGGCTAGAAGAAGGTGGAAATGTTAAGACAAGCAATACTACAAGCACTCGAAGATAAATATAACGCACAAATTTCTGAAGCAGATGCAACAATAAAAATTTATTTAGAAAAACCTGTAGGTATTGGTGAGCACCCACAACATCTGGAAGAGATAGATAAACTTTTACAACAAATTGTAGATGCTCAAGAAAAACTAAAAGAAATACAGGCGTTTAAATTATAAGGAGACATATGGTTAAAAAACTAAACAAAGTAGCCAAGGCTTTAGGTAAAGCCTCTAAACTACATAAAAAACAATCTAACATAATAAAAAAACATATTAAGGAAATGAAACATGGCAGATCCAAAAGTAGGAACGGGAAAAAAGCCTAAAGGTTCTGGTAGAAGACTCTACACAGACGAAAATCCCAGAGACACTGTAAGAATAAAATTTGCAACACCTGCAGATGCAAGAGCAACTGTTGCAAAAGTAAAACGTATTAGCAAACCTTTTGCTAGAAAAATTCAAATATTAACTGTTGGAGAACAGCGTGCCAAGGTTATGGGTAAATCACAAGTCGCTGCAATTTTTAAAAGAGGTAAAAATGCTATCAGGAGAACAAATAATAGAAAAGCTTAAGAGAAGAATAAATGCAACTTTGCAACAAATTGGTGATACAATGATCACAGGTGGGGTTGACAGTATGGAAAAATACAAATATATGTTAGGACAGGCAGCAGCCTATCAAATAATAGCACAGGAAATCTCTAACCTGCAAAAAGAGGATGAAAAGGAGCAAAATGACGGAAACGTTATCGACATCAAAGGAAGTACCAAAAACTAGACTAGCTCTAGAGGAAAAATATAAAAACGAACCTAAAGAGCCACACGCAAAAAGATTAGATCCCGACAATATAAAAGAAATGGTAAGTCAATTACCAGAACCTGTCGGATATAGACTTTTAGTTTTACCTTTTACACCAAAAGAAAAAACTAAAGGTGGAATATTATTTTCCCAAGAACAATTAGATAAAGCAAGAATAGCTACAACATGTGGTTATGTTTTAAAAATGGGAGATCTTGCATACAAGGATAAAGATAAATTTAATAAACCTTGGTGTAAAATAGGAGATTGGGTAATGTTTGCTAGATATGCTGGTGCACGTTTACCAATAGAAGGTGGAGAAGTGCGAATACTAAACGATGATGAAGTGTTAGGGACAATAGGTGATCCCGAATCAGTTCTTCATTATATTTAACAACATAGGAAGGAAACTATGCCAACAGAGAACGAAAACAAAGTAGATAGTCTGATTGATGTCGGTGAAGCTGATGAAAAAGCAACTGAAATTAATTTAGATGATAAGGGTGAACCAGAAAAAGTTGAAGCACCCAAAGAAGAAAAAATTGAAGTAGAGCAAGTTGAGGCTCCTGCAGAAGATAAAACTTTTGAGAATGAGAGAGAAACTAAACTTGAAAAAAAAGAAGAAAAGGACGAGTTAAAAGAATATAGCGAAGGTGTTCAAAGACGTATTGCTAAATTAACTCGTAAAATGAGAGAAGCAGAAAGGCAAAGAGAAGAAGCTATTGCATTTGCAGAAGCTAGCAAAAAAGAAAAAGAAGAAATACAAAGTAGATTATCTAAACTAGATAAAACTTATGTTTCTGAATTTGAAGGTAGAGTTAAAACAAGTTTAGCTGCTGCCAAGTTAGCACTTAAAAATGCGATTGATTCACAAGATGTAGATGCACAAGTCGCAGCGCAAGAACAAATTGCTAATCTTACTGTAGATGCAGCAAGATTAAATGCGATGAAAGTTGCAGAAGTAGAAAAACCAAAAGAGGTTAATGTAACACCTCAAAGGCAACAAACTACACCACAATCAGATCCAAAAGCTGAAATGTGGGCTACTAAAAACCCTTGGTTTGGTAATGACACTGCTATGACTTACACAGCATTTGATTTACATAAAAAACTTGTGGAAGAAGAAGGTTACGATCCTAAATCTGATGAATATTATAATGAAATAGATAAAAGAATTAGGGTTGAATTTCCGCATAAATTTGATAAAGTGGAAGATAATTCTACAGAAAGAGTAAAACCTACTCAAAATGTAGCCTCGGCTAAACGTTCAGCCTCAACAGGACGCAGAAAAACTGTCAAACTCACGCCTTCACAGGTAGCAATTGCTAAAAGATTAGGTGTGCCACTTGAAGATTATGCAAAACAATTAAAAATCACGGAAGGAGCATAAAATGGAAGATAAAAAAATAAAAACTTCTCGTGCGAGCCAAACAAGAGACAAAATCGAAGTTAAAAAAGTTTGGACTCCACCCAACTCACTTGATGCGCCCCCAGCGCCAACTGGATATAGGCATCAATGGATACGTTCTGAAATACTCGGAACATCAGATGCAAAAAATGTTGCATCTTCTTTGAGAGAAGGATGGGAATTAGTTAGATCTGATGAATATCCTGAATCAAATTATCCAACGATGCACGAAGGCAGATACGCAGGGATCATTGGAGTGGGAGGCCTTTTGCTGGCAAGGATACCAGAGGAGATTGCGCTTCAAATCGATGCTTATTACAAGAAGCAAAACGAGGCTAAAGAAGAAGCAGTTGATAACAATCTTATGAAGGAACAGCACCCAAGTATGAAATTCCAAAAGGAATCGAATACGCGTGTAACTTTTGGTGGTACAAAGAAATAGTTTTTTAGCAATTTCTAAACCAACAAAATAATATAAACCGTACTGGAGGCCCTTCGGGGCAGGTACATAAAAAGGAAAACAACTATGGCAAATGCAAGTACAACTGGATTTGGTTTAAGAGCTGTAATGACTGTTGGAAATACTCCAGCAACTTCAGGACAGTCTGAATACAAAATCCAAACAGCACCAGGTGTAGCTTCAAACAAGGGTGATCCTATGAACGTGCAAGACGCAGGTAATCAGGGTTTCATTCAAGATGTTGCATTTACAACTTTAGATAACGGTGGCGTAGGCGGATCAGCTTGGTCAACAGCTGGCGGAAACGCAGAACCACCTTGTATTGGTGTTTTCAACGGAGCTTTCTTTATAAACTCTAATGGAAAACCAACGTTCTCTAATAATGTTGTAGCGTCACAAGCAACATCAATAGACTACAATACTGGTTCAAATGACATAATTGCGTTCGTTAACGACAATCCTATGCAGGAATATGTTGTTAAGGCTGACGCTCAACTAGCGGCAACGGTAGCTGGAGCACAAGCAGTTCTGGGTGCAGCGAATGCAATGAATATGAACAACTACACAGCGACAGATAACAAAGATGGTCAATCGATCTCTACGTTAGACGTCGGCTCGGCGAGTACGACAGCACAATTTACGTTAGTAAGAAATGCTAATGATCCTGAGAATAAGGATCTGACAGCGGCTGGAGCTAACATAATCGTGCAGTTCTTACCGTCAAGTATGCAGTACAACTAATAGTTAGAATAGGAGTATAAAACTATGGCAATATCAAGAGCACAACTAGTTAAAGAACTAGAGCCTGGTCTAAATGCACTATTTGGACTAGAGTACAAACAATACGGCGAGCAGTGGGCAGAAATTTTCGACACTGAGACTTCTGACAGAGCTTTCGAAGAGGAAGTAATGTTAGCTGGTTTCGCAAATGCGGCAGTTAAACCTGAAGGACAGGGTGTAACTTTCGACGATGCACAGGAAACTTTCACAGCTCGTTATACAAACGAAACAATCGCGTTAGCATTCGCTATCACTGAAGAAGCTATCGAAGACAATCTTTACGATAGACTTGCTTCTAGATATACGAAAGCTTTAGCTAGATCTATGGCATCTACAAAAAACATTAAAGGTGCAGCAGTTCTAAACAATGCGTTCGATTCAAACTTTGCTGGTGGAGATGGTAAAGAGCTTTGCGCTACTGACCACCCTACATTAGCTGGTACGTTTTCAAACGAATTGTCAACAGCAGCTGAACTTAATGAAACATCTTTAGAGCAGTCATTAATTGACATCGCAGCTCTTACAGATGATC